TGCAGCTCCTGGATTAAAAGGTGCAACAAAAGGTGCTGCTTTAACAGCTACATCTGCAAGTTCGTTGGGTATAAGTTTTCTAATTGTTTTCTTTACAAGACTACCTAATCCGTATTTTTGTCTGACTGTCTTAACGGTCATCCCACCTCTATTACGTAATTGTCTTGGCATTTGTGCTCTTGTTATCATATCTTTTAATTAATTAAATGTTAAAGGCAGGGTTTTCACCTGAGTTTATCAACTTACTAGTTTTTTGCTAGTAAATCAAGACTATGTTGTTACCTCTCTAGGCTTCGATTGTAGCGCAGAAAGGACCACGTGTAGTCTATTAGCCGTAGCCGCAGTCACTTTTAGTATCTCACTTTCCTCTAATACTAAAGGATTTGTTAATAATTCTGTTGTTCCGTTAGCAGATATAGATTTAGTCTTAAATAAGCTAAACACATTATCACTTGTATCTGTAATCGTCACTGTGATGGTATCAGCATTACCAGAGTCTTCAGACACCAATATAGATTTAATAATAGCAGTTGTTGCTGTTGGCACTGTGTATAGTGTTGTAGCTGATGTAGTTGTCAAATCTACTTTTTTATTTACAAATGAATTAGCCAAAGAAAAAAGCCTCCGCCTCTGCTTCGTCTTTTAAATCTTGTTGATATGTTGTGTTTAATTTTTGCACAATACTATCTACATCTCTAACAAATGATTGTTGTATTTGTTGGTCGTATCGTTCTGTAGGTTGTGTTAATGCTTGTACTATTCTAGCCACGTTTTTTAACTCCTTTAATTATACCTTTGTTTTTAGAGGCATAAAAAACTTGTTCACCTCTTTTTTTACCATATTGTTTTTTCATAGACTTCATTATCTTTTTACCTTTTTTATTTAATGGCATTATCTTCTCCCGTCTGGTTGATAGTCTATTCTAAAAGTTCCTAGTTTCCAGAATTGACTTGTACTTGTGTTTTCTATTTTTAAAGATATTTCTCTAGCTCTTGCACGTGTATCAATTTTTTGTGTGCCACTAGATATTGTAAATGGTCCTAACGTAGAACTCGCTGCTGTGTCATTTGGAAAGTCTCTTAAATTTAATGTAACTCTTGCATCACCTGTTTGTGCTAAAAAGTCTGGTATGACTCTTCTTATTTTCATCATAAACTCACCGTCATTCCCTGGGCCACTTATACCCCTTGGACCAATATCAAAACTACCAGATTCTATGTTTGCAGCTATGGCTGATGTTTGACCACCTTTAACTTGATTTAATCCAGTTTCGTGTTCGTAATATGTAGATGCGCCATCAGTATTACCGTGTACATAATTAACATCGGTATCTGCTGTCTCAGCACTTTCATCATATTCTGTTGCGTGTGGTTTACCAAATATTGCAGAGTCCTCCCACGCTGTTCTTGCTAGTGTGCCTGTAGTCCATACAGGTCTTTCTGGACTTGAATCTAGATAATTATATGCAACCATTCTATTAACAACACCTGAACCTGAGTTTGGATAGAACCACATTACTTCACCAAACAAGTTATTTAATCCTGCATTAATATGTTGCTTTGGTGTTGTGTTAATATCATCAAAAACGTGGTCTTCAACTAAACACGGTAGTGATTCTAGTTTACCTGTATATCTAAAGAAACCATTTTCTGACATCCAGTACGCTGTACCATCTACCTCAACGGCTGCGTTCTGACCAATCAGTCCACAGTTTGTTCCTACTTGTTGAAATGAAAATGTAAATGGTGGACCGACAAAACGCATAATAAATAATGCTGTGTCTGTCCAAATGTAAATAGCATCACGACCTCTAATAGCTCCTACAAGTTTAGAACCATCAGCTAATCTTTGTGTACCCGCTGTATTAGTCGCTGTAGGTGAATAAGTATTAATATCCTCTTGAGAAGAGAATCTAATGAACATAGGGTCTTGTGTAGACTTAGTCCCTATAGTTGTTTCTGTTCCAAAAAATATTAAGTGTCTATCTGGTGTAGACACTAAACTAAATGCAGATGCTGTTGGTGCACCTGTTATAATCGTTGCTCTAGTATTATTAGCTCCAATAGGATTAGAGTCCCACTCAAAACTCTCACCACCATTTATAGTTGCAATAAGTTTGTTACCTAAATTATCTAGTGACCATAAACCTGGTGCTGTTACAATATCTCCAGATGGTGCAGCATTCCAAGCAAAAAAGTTTGATGCATCTGTTACTGTTGCACCCGATGAATGTGAAGCAGCTGTTGTTCCAGAAGCTCCTCGTGTTAAACCAGATAATGTTCCGCTACTATTACCTGTGTATGTAATTAATTCTGTTCCAATTAATACTGTACCTGAAGATGGAAAAGAAGAAGAACTTGCCATTGTTAAACTTGTTACCGATGAATTGATGTCCGATGATAATGTAGATGTAAATTGTCCTGCTTGTTGTCCACCCCAAGATCCCAAACTCCAACCTGTTGATGCAACCTCTACTGCTGGTCCCACTGGATAGTAATGTTGAACTCGAATACCACCAGATGTTGAAGCACCTGATCCTGACTCGTTTGATTCCATTTCTATTGTTAGTGTTGTATCTGTTGGTATGGATGTCACCATAAATTTTTTATCTGTAAAGTCTCCAGAACCAAAATCAGAACCAGTGATAGCTGTAAAAGTGTCTAATAAAATAATATCAAACTTATTTATGTTGTGTGCAGATGCAAAGGTGAGTGTTACAGTCTTTGATCCGTTAGTTGTAGAGAAAGCATTTGATAAAGATGTTGTAGATTTAATAGGGTGTATATCATAAAATATACCTCCAGAGTATGCGTACAAAATTCTGTTTGTTCCTAAAATAGCGTACTTGATACCTGATGTATTAACAAAGTGATGAATAGCTGTCGCTCGACCTGTTATAGCAACTGAACCTAGTTGTGACCAACCACCTATTTTTTCTGGTGTGCCATATCTAAATCTAACATTATCACCATTAACCCATTGGCTTTCACCACCGGTAGCAGTGACCTGTTTATTAAATCCAGGCGCAAATTTAACTTTTTGCAGCATAGTGATTTCCTATGCCTTATGGTTTAGTCGGCCAAGTAGCGTTATTACATTTATCAACAGTGTCTTTACCGTCAGGGAAGTCTCTTAAATTTTGTCTGTATGTTTTCATATCATCAGATAATGTAACATCAGATAAAGCATAAAAGTCTGTCTCTGCTAAAAGTTGATTTCTTTTAGCTCTTAAAGCAGCTTGTGCTCTTGCTACAGCACCATCCGCCCACGCTTTTTCCTCAGCGTCACGTGCGCTCTCTTCTGCAGCTGTAAACTGAATACGCTCACCGTTAACCATCTTGAATCTAGGCATATTTGTTCTCCTTGTTGTTTGTTTATATACTATTTCATATAGTTGTAAAAGCCTAATTTACCCCATACAAATCGATTGTTCCTGAATCTATGTTTCCACTAGACATCGCAAATTGTACTCCATCTATTGCAGCTGTAACATTACAATATCCAGCTACAAATTGCTGAATACTTGCATTTGAATTGTGTGTATTATTTCCATTATATAAAAAATGTTTTACAAAAGTTGTATTACTTGGATCAAATAAATGTAAAACTCCACTAATACACTGATCAGAATCATCCCCAACACCACTATGTAACATTTGTGCTCCAGTGGACTGTGCTAAATCTCTACCTGATTCATAATTAACACTACCATTACTTGCTGATTCATCATTTGATGCTTGAAAAAAAGTAGTCGTTTTTGTTGCGTCAAAAGCAGAACTGCCATCTCTAAAATTAACTGTAAAATTTACATTGTCACTTGCTGGATGTATATTATTAAATATGAAAATATATTCTTTATAAGTACTATCTATACCTGATGTAATATCTATAGTTGATGATGAACTAGCAGTTGATCTTGATATAAAAACTAAATTACCAAGTCCTGTTGTGGTTCCAACTGCTGTTGCATCTTTTAATGCTCTATTATTTAAAGTTATTATACTCATTATGATTTACTTAATCCATACATTTTAATAACACCAGAATCTATTGTTCCAGCAGATGCAGAAAATTCTACTCCATCAATAGCTGCAGTTACATTAGCATAACCAGCAGTATAAGTAACTGTTGAATTATCTCCACTATCCATATTCTGAGTTCTTGCCGTAAAATGTTTAACAAACGTAGTCGAACTTGGTGAAAATAAAAACATATCACCTGAAAGAGAACCATCATTTTGATTTCCTGTCACTAAATTTAAAAAATGCCCACCTGTGCTTTGTGCTAAATCTCTATCAGAGTCATAGCTAAATGAATTTGTACCAGCTTCAGTATTTCTAGCAAAAAAATGAGTTGTAGTTTTTGTAGCATCAAAAGAAGAA